GATTCCTAGCTTTTCAAAACAGCCTTCTGTTACTGCACAAATCTTTTCATTAGGTATCTTTTTTAAGATCCATAATACTGCACCACCACCACCTGCACCTAAAGTCATTGTTAACCAATCCATAGTTATTTCTCCTTAATTAAATTTTCTAGTTCTATTACTTTTGACCTGAGTATGATATTGTCATTCTCTAGCCTTCTTATCTTTAAACCAAAACTATTTATCTTTACATCTACTTCTTGCCTTATCTGATTAAGCATTTTTCTATCTTTTATGCTAATCATTAATTGTCTTTCAAAAACTTTTCTAATTTACTTTTAAAGTTATTTCCACCATTTTTACTCATGAGCTTGGATATAATACTCACTAAACCTTCATAACTCTTTTCAATACCTTTCTGTTCTATCTGCATCTTCTTTTGTTGGTCTATCAGTTTAATTAATATTCCTTCTAATCTTTTAAACCTTTCCTCTAAATCCTCCATAAGTTCATCTTGAATAAACTTATTTTGCTTCCATATAAAGAATCCAAATGCAACTGCTACACATATTGGAATCCCATATTGTTCTAGGATTGTAAGAAAATCCATTATCTGTCAAGCAATCTATATATCTTAACACATATATAACAAAAAGTTGCCAACCCTACTAAAACTCTAACTGCTATAGGTAGAAATTCTACCCATGTAACAATTATTCCCCCTGCACCTGCTGTTGTTGTTCTTAAAGTATCTACCATTATAATCCTTCAGGAAGCACATAACACATTGTTGAAAAGGAGGAGTTAGACAACAATTTTAATAATTGTTTCATTTTTATTGGTTTTGTATGCTGACTTTGCATTATATGCTTCCAATTCTTTATCAATTTCATACCCCTTACAATCTGCATTTTGCAGATCAATTTTTATCCCATCTCTATTGCCATTCTCATAAAAGACATAGCAATTTTGACTTGCCCTCCCACTTAAATTTAATGCTTTTTCAGAGTAATCATTTGCACCTACCATACTTGAGCTTCTAGCATAATTATCTCCTACTCTAGCTGAATGAACATGACCAAATATTACATAATCTATATTTATACCTTTTATTGAATACCTACCAATAATTTGATTGATAGCCTTTTCTATTCCACCTTTTAACCCACCATGTCCATGTAACATCAATAAGTTCTGTCCTGCTACATTAACAACTACTTCACTTGGATCTCCTTCAATAAAGGTTATTTTAGTATCTCTAAATAAATATCTTAGGCAGTTATATATAGTAAAATCATAATTATCAGTAGCTACTACATCACTCCAACCTAACTCTTTATTTGCTCTACCTTCATTCCCAACTACACAAGCAACTGAAACATTAAAATCTTTGTTAAGGTCTAGTATTACTTGTTGCATAATGTCAACTGATAAGAAAGTAGCTTTTGCCCTATTTGTAGCCTGATTTAAGAGTTCATCTAACCTTCTATCAGAATTTAGTAAATCTCCTGTTAAAGCCACCACTATGCTCTTTATATTAGCCATTCTAAAGTATTTCTTAGCTTGACTAACAAAATATTGACATCTTTGTGCTGCAACCTTGAAATCATACTTGTTTCCTTTAATATCTACAAGCTCATTAAAGTGTACATCACTAAATTGGATCACTCCAACTGCTTTGCTAGTACCATTATGTTTCTTGGTTACTGTGTGTAATTTATAATTTTCAAAAAGCTGTTTTAATTCTTTGCTGTATTCTTCTACTGCATTTTCTACTCTTGCATATTCCCTAAAGGCTTTTCTTTCTACCCTATTTACATCTTGAGCCTTCTGCTTCTGTTTCTTGTATCTTACATTTTCTCTTACAAGTTCTAGTTCTTCTTCTGCTATTGGGAATACTGTTCTACTTCTACATCTTTTACATTTATATCTTTGCTTCCCATGCTCTATGCCACTTTTGTGAAGCTGAACACTAAAACAATTAGGACAGGTTAGTCTACCCTGCACTAGCCATTATATCAGATAGCTTCTTTGCTCTGTTTGGTGTTTGTTTTGCCCATCTGCTATCCAACATCTCCACACTTGCATCTTTGTAATCTTTTGTTTCAATATACATAAGTGTTTTCTTGAATTTCAGTAAGCCTGAAACACCCATTTGGTAAGCCATCTCAACTAATACATCATGCACTTCTACAGGCACAGTATATAAATAAGGAAGCCTATCACCTAACCTTTTAACAAGTTTGGCTATCTTCCTTTCTAAAATCATATCACAAATATCTTCATCAAGATCTAAATCTTTAATAGCAAAGCCATAACCAATAGTGTCATAACCTGCTGTGCATTTATACACTTGGGATCTAAAACCTTCTGATATTTTGATATTATCTATTAAAGACATTAATCAGATGAGCTTTCTCTATAAACCATAGCAACATCATTTGATGCTATTGTAACTGCACTCCATTTTCCATAGATTGTAGTGCCAACAGGAACTTCTATAGTTGAAAGAGAATCCCATATATCAGTATCAACTGAAGTAGCACTAACAGTAGCTGTACTATTTTTGGCATCATCAGTATCACCTGTAAGTATTGTTATAGCTACATAAATGTGTGAATTTACAGTTGCACCTGCTACATAATCTGCACCACCTGCACCTGTTAATATTCCTAAAGATTCTACAATAGGTCTGCTTCTAACATGAGCATTAGCCATTATTTATCTCCTTTTTTCTTTGAGGATTTCTTTTTTGGTTTTGGTGCTTCTTTTTTAATTTCATTTCCATCTTTATCACATTCTATAAATCTTTCTCTTAATGAATTGATATCATGGTTATCTCCTGCCTCTATAATAACACCATTTGTTTTTTTAAAATATATTGACATTAAATTTTCTCCTGTAAATAAAAGGGTGGCTTTTACACCACCCTTTAGATTATGATTTATGAAACATCTGATAGAATATAGACACCATAAGCATCTTTAACTTCAGTTTCACCCCAAAAGCCTGTGCAAACATAGTTCACAGCTCTTAGCATTTCATCTCTTTCTTCTCTAACTCTAAATAAGCCTTCAGCACCAACACCTAAGCCTATTGCTCCTGAAGAAAAAGCAAATCCTGCTGCATCTCCACCTGAAGATACATCTTCATCTATTTGGTCAGACCAATATACATTGAATCCTGCAATAGAGCCAACAAATCCAACTTGGAAGGCTTCATCACCTTTAGATCCCATTAATGACATTGGTTTAGCATTTGAGCCTGTTACAGCATCATCATGCAACAATGATATTAATCCTTTAGCACCCCACACCTGTTTAGGTGAAAGAACTAAATTATAAGGCATTGGAGCAGATGCAGCTTTTAACTGCCTCATAGAGCCAAATATATGAGATAATGCAAGAGCAGTACCTGCTCCACATTCTGTTTGTGAGAATCCTTTACCTAGTTCAACTAAGTCATCATCAAGTTTAGCTGCAACAGCATTACCTAAAGCAGTTCCTGCTTGACCTTTAATGTCATCACCTGAACCCATAAGAACTAAATCACTTACTGTAGATGCAATAACATGCTCTGAAATAGTAGCAGTTCTAGCTGCTGTTGTAATTGCAACTGCTGTAGTTGTAGTTGCCTGAGTAGCTGCTGTTACATTTCCTGATGTTAGTTTAGTCCAATCTGAGAAATTAACATGATTTGATCCCATAGCTGCTTGTTGAACAGTTACTAAGGGAAACATCACATTAACATGATTAAATGCGATAACTGCATCACCAATGGTTCTTCCTAGACCACCAGCAGCAGTACTTGTGTTTGTTAAAGCCATAGCTTCATCTCCTTACTATTTAATTAAAAAATTAACTTTTGTAAGGTTTCTTTAGCTTTCCTTCTCCCCAACCACCAAATACACCAATAGATTTAGAAGTAATAGACTTTCCTCTACTTTTTCTATCTGCCCTTTCTTCAATTTCATCTACATAAGTCATGTAGTCTATTTTCTGACCTCTATACTTAACATCACAATCTCCATCAGGCTTAACATCAACCTCAATGTCTTTGTTAGGGTCATAATCAACACCTAAAATCTTAGAATGGTCTTTTTTAATAGCCAATAGTTATGCCTTTAGTTGAATTTGTTTGATTAGCTTCTTTGTAACTCTTGGGATCTTTAGTTGCCCATTCTTCATAAGATTCATATCCACCAAAATCACCTTGTGGTTGTTGGCTACCTGCTCTACTTGTATTGGTTGGTAATGGGTTAGCTGTATTAGTAACCTTACCTACATACAACTCCAATTTTTCAAGTGATAAATCACCTGCAATAGATTTGTCAGAATCATCAGTTAATTGCTCCATAAGAGTATTTCTCTTATTTTCTTTATATTCACTCCATGCCTTAACATCTGTTTGAGCTTTTTCAAGTTTAAGGTTAGCTTCATCAAGAAGTGTCTTGTATTCACCCTGTTGTTCTAACTGCTTCTGCCTATTTGCTTCTTGGTCAGCCTTAATCTTGTCTAATTGAGCCTGTAATTCTTGATTTTGAGTAGTCATATCTTTATACTTGTTATTGACTTCATCAAATCTACTTTTAGGAATACCATCTGATACATTGTTTTGACTAGCTTCTGTGCTAGGTTGTTTAACCTGATTTGCTTCAGTTTGAGTTGTGTTATCTTCCATTTGTAACCTCTTTTGTGAGTAATTGTTTAAAAATCTGTCCACATAATATATTTAAAAATATATTAAATAAAACATTTATTTGTTTTTAGGAGATGCCTTAGCCTGTACTTTAGCTGTTATCTTAATATGGTGTTTACCTTTAGGCATAACCTTTTTTAATTCTTTATTCAAAACATCAAATGATTGGTCTATAACAGCTTTAGGTAGTGGGTGGTTGGCATCAGTAAGTATTCTACCACTATTCTTTAACCAATCTATTTTATGAGCATGAGCATTCCACCCTATATAAATGGCATTATTTTTAGCATCTACAGTATGGTCTAAATCTTCCCATAAGTCACCTGATAAAACAGGTGCATTAGAGTTTGCAAAACTGCTATCCTGCCTAAACATCTTGCCTGTTTTTTTAGATTTCTCATATCCTTTTGAATATGGTTTAAAAGGTTGACCATAAGCATCTTTAGGACTTGTCTTGTCAAATATGTGGTGTCTATATTTATTTACTATGTTTGCACCAAAATCATTCCAAAAACTTTCACTAAATAGTGGATCAGGTATATCAATAGGTTTGCCTGTTGCCTTTACTTTACCTGACACATGAGATTGTATGTTTATATCAGGCTCATCTGTGCCTTTAAACATATTTCTAATGCCTCTAGTCAATGACATTCTAGCAACAGTTCCACCTGCTCCTGATGCAAATAATTTACCTATTATTGCAAATGGTAGTGCCATTAGTTTAAGTCCTTCTCATCTAATAGTTTCTTTGCACCTTCAGGATCATGCCCAAACTTATCTTGTAATGCTATTTCCCATTTGTGCCTACAATTATAACCACCACCTTCAGTAAATACTTTACTTCCAAATGTTGCTTCTATTTCTTTTTTTGTTAAATTTCCTGCTGACATCATTTCTAAGCACTCAGGTCTAGTCTTTTCATCTAATGCACCTATGTACTGATACTGAGTTTTTTCAGGCATTTTATCTATCATTAGCTTAGTAATATTCCTGCTGTACTCATTCATAGCAGTATTTATAAGTGTAAGTAATTGTCCTCTACTTAATGCACCCTGACTTCTTACTTTGTTCAACACAGATTGGACAGGAGATCCTGCAACAATGCCATTAATAACTTCTCTTTTAACTATTTGAGCCATGTTGTCTAATTGTGATAATAAAGAATCTCTGTTATAGTTTACAAGTGCCTGTAATGTTTCTTCTGATAGTGTAGAAAATCCTTGAATAGATTGCAACATACCTGAGTGGGTAGCTTCAAATATTGCTATAGCATTGTCTGCCTTTGCAAATATAACTTCCTCTACATTAAGTCTTTCTATAAATCTTATAAATTCTTCTGCTGATTTGTTGCCTTTAAGTGCATAAAGCTCTGATATAGTTCTTTCTTGGACTTCTAAGATTATATCTGCAATAGTTTCTGAATTGCTTTCTATGAATAGTTGATCTGACATTAAGCCATCTACCCCCATACTACACAGGTTTAATTAATTGTTCAAGTAGTGAGCCTTCAGGTGTTTCCTCAGTTTCCTCTTGTACTATCTTACCTCTTTCTTGTAAATATTCTTGTGCTGTTTCTCTATCAACAAATCTATCAGGGTCTTTCTGCATTAATATATCTGCTTCATCTATTAAGCCTTTAGATAACTCCCAATCCCACTTATCTCTTTGCTCAGTATCAGACAGTATCTCCATGCTTTCTTCAAAGTCCACCTGCTCTAATTCACCTGCATCTTTGCCCATATCAACAGCTATCATAAGTCTTTCAAGCTCAAATAGTTCTTTCTCTACTTCTTGCCATCTAATAACATCTGATACTCTTTCATCTGTTAACTCTTGGTTTCTTAATTTAATAGCCACACCTGATTGTGCTGTTGTACCCTCAACAAAGCTAATATCAATGTGGTAGTTCTGAGCCAACATCTTGTATGCTGTAGTAATTGATGTAGTTATTGAATCAACAGTATTAGGTGGTGTTACAATATTCATTGTGCCATCAATTCCTAAAAAACTTATTTTGTCTGCCCCCACTTCCATTGTATCTTTTTCTATTTGAGATCCATTTACATAAACATAGCCAAATGATTGAAACATTATGTTAGCATTTTTATTTGTTTCTGCTACATTAATCATTGTGTTAGTTTGTATTAAATCAGTAGAAGCATCTGTATCCATATAGCTAGATTCAGGCTTACCATCTCTCCAACACTCAACAAATGGTAATACACCATAAGGATTAATCATTTCAGGATTCATTTCATCTGTATATATCTTGCCATTCTCATCATAAGTAAATGTGTTGTCTTTATCCCAATACACCCACAGCTTTGCAGTATCATCAACTACTGTATCTTTAGTTGCTATAGGGTATGTAAATGCTATTGGAGTTAATGGATCATCACCAAATATAGGCTCATAATCATGTATAATATCATACTCAATGTGTTGCTCATTCTTGTCATTATATCGCATACAAGGTTTAATTAACACACCATCAAGCAGGTTGGTCATTCTTTCTGCTCTTTGTAGTTTAAAATCTTTATGGTGGAACATATCAGGGATCTGCTCATTAGTATAAATTCTTTTAGGTGGTTTCATATACACTAATGATATTCTATCTATAATTCTTTTAGTCACATTAATGTTAGCAGCAGGTACTTTCTCAAATAGACTAATATCAAAATAATCTTGTGTATAAGGTATAGTTCTTCCCTTATAATACTCTAAAGCATCTAGCCTTGATTGCTTCCATTTATCCTTCCTCTGCTGAGATGCAGAGTATTTAGCTTGTAATACTAATAGTTCACTTATGTTTGGTATCATATCCTTCTTATGCTCCCCAATGTTGGTTTAATTATTGGTAATTCCCAATGAACTGCATATCCTAGTGCATCAGACATATGTGTTAAGTTTTTATTACTCTTGTCTATTTCTCTAGTTCCTTCTTTGTTTGCTGTCTTTTCTAAATCCTGTATTAAGTCTTTGCAACTAGGGTCTATAACAAGATTGCCTTGTAGTGCTTTATTTACTGCATTAACTCTATCTATTACAAGTGGGTTTATCTTCATTGCTTTAATTTTAAAGCCACCTTTCACAAGTAAATCAATATCACTATACATTGCACTAGAGCCTCTTTTATATCCTGTTGCATCAGGATATGCTACATATTCACTATTTGGGTATTTAGTCTTAATTGTATTAACCATTCTTTCAGTAAGTAGGTCACCACTACCACTATGTGATAATGCTATACAATCAAAAACTCTTATTTGGGGTTGTCTTTCATAAAGTTGAAATAAGACTGCACATTCAGGGTCAACATTCCAATCAATCCCCAATCTAACAGGTAATGCTCTGTTGTATTGAACTCTTTGAACATTGGCATCTCTGTTGAATTGGTAATATGTTTGACCTTGTTGTAAGTTAACAAATTGTCCATCTCTGTAAGCCTTTAAAAGTTTTTCATCATAGTTATCTTCTAATAATTTAAGATAAGTCTTAGGCAAATATACATTATCTTGAGTTTTTCCCCTAACTAAATATTTATTGTCATCATCTTTTTCAACCATTAAGGTGTAAGTATATTTCATTCCTTCAGGTGTTGTGCATATATAGATTTCACAATCTTCTGCATCTCTCATTCTACCTAAAGCCTTGTTAAATGCTACTTCACAATATTTATATGTAGATATATCAAACTCATCAAATCCACAATAACTTAAAGATACACCAATTATCTTATCAGGCTTAACCATTTGAAAAATTCTAATATTACCATAGGCAGTCTTAATAGTATGTTTAGAAACATTATAATCATAAGCTATTCCCTTATCTCTTAGTATGTCAAGGAATGGTGGTATGAATACTTCTTCTGCTAGGCTATAAGTTGGATATATAATCCACCCATTACTAATACCATCTTTGTTCTTTCTTGTTATGTGGTTTATAAATGTTTTGTGCAGAAAGCTATATGTTTTTCCTGATCCAAATCCACCAACATAAGCATTAATCTGTTTTTGACTTGTTAAAAAATCCCATTGGTGTGGGAAGTAATCTTCTTTGTGGATTGTTAAGTTAGATGCCATCAAATACTATTTCATCTATAGGCTTAACTTCTGTGAGTTCTTGTTTGTCTGTTTGTCCTAATACTTGTTTACCTAACCATATAAGCATGGGAACATTTCCTTTTTCAGCAGCAGTCCATTGTAGTTTTCTCAGTCTTGTTTTTCCTTCATCTTTCCCTTTTGTAATAAATTGGGAATAACTCTTTTTAATTAAATCTTCAGAGCAACCAAAAAAATTAGCCACTTCCCTAACAGTACAACCATAGGAAGCTAACTTAACTACTTGCTTTGTATCAATATCATATTTTTTAGGTCTAGCCATAGGTGTAGTATAATTAAAAAACCACCTTTCTTTCTACTAAAATCTTAAATTTACTAGCCTTTTCTTGTTTTAACTCTACTATATCTAGCCACTTAGGACTATCATCATGTATAAATCTTTCTATACAAAGTGCATCCC